CCCATCACCAAAAGAAGAGCTATCACCAGATTTGGAAGTTCAACTTTCTCGTTTGATTGCGGAAGCAGCTCCTCAAGTATTGGCTCAATCTCAAGCTACGGCTGCCCAACAGCAAGCCCAGCAAAATGCGCAAGACCCAGTAATGCAAGCTGAGTTGATTGATCAGCAAGTTAAACAAGGTGAGTTGCAACGCAAGGTTGCTAAAGACAAAGCTGATGAACAGTTTAGAGCTCAAGAACTTGCGCTTAAAGCACAGGAACTGCAGTCGAAGAAAGTACAGGCTGGGGTTGATACTGCTACAACATTTATCAATAATCAGCAGCAACACCAAGCTAATAAACGCCAGACATTGACTAGCGGGGCCTTGCAATTAGCCCAACTAGCTCAGCAAGATAAAGAGCACAGGCTTAATACAGCAGTAACCCTAAACCAACAGCAACAAACACCTAAGGAGAGTAAAACCAAATGATGGATCTACTAACGGCTGATTTCATAGCCGCAATGCGTGACAAGTTGCGCACAGATATGAATAACTACACTGACGATTTGGCAAACGGGCAGTGTACAAGTTTTGAGCAGTACAAAGAGCTCTGCGGTGTAATTCGAGGCCTAGCATTTGCAGAGCGCCACTTACTTGACCTCGCTGACCTTATGAAAGAAGACAACGATGAGTGACACCATCGCACTACCCCCGCAAGGGCTTGTATTACCGGATGGCAGTTTGCATTCGCTAGAAGTAGCACCAGAATTATCAGAAATAGTAGAAGAGCCAACACCTGAAGAAGTTCAGGCGCAAATGGCTAGGCAGTTACCAGAACCACGCGGTTGGAGAATCTTATGCTCGTTAGTAACGGCTACGGATCAGTACGACAGCGGCCTTCTTAAGGCAGATGAAACAAAAAAGATTGAGGAATTAACTTCTCCAGTCCTATTTGTTTTAAAAATGGGCGATCTGGCATATAAAGACGAAGAGAAATTTCCATCAGGACCTTGGTGTAAAGAAGGCGATTTTGTTATTACGCGCCCCTATACAGGAACAAGAATTCTGATTTATGGAAAAGAATTTCGTGTTATTTACGACGACCAAGTAGAAGCAGTGGTCGAAGACCCCCGCGGAATTACCCGCGCTTAAAGGAGCAGATATGACTTATAAATTTCCCGATGAAAACGAAGATTTTGATAAAAAGCCTGACGTTGAACTAGATGTAACTGCTGAAGGCGATGTTGTTGAAGCGGATATCATTGTTGAAGATGATACCCCTGAACAAGACCGCAAGGCCCAGCCGCTAAACCGTGAAGTTGAAGATCCCACTGATGATGAGATCGAAGGCTACACAAAAGGCGTCCAATCCCGCATTAAAGAGTTAACCCATGCCCGTCATGACGAGCGCCGTGCAAAAGAAGCAGCGCAGCGCGAGCGCGAAGAGGCCATTCGGTTAGCCCAGCAGGCAATAGAAGAAAATAAAAAGCTGAAGCAGTATGTTCAGACTGGTGAGACTTCTTATCAAGAAATGATGCGCGAAAAAGCTGAAGCTGAATTGGCTATGGCTCGTGATAAGTTTAAAAAAGCGTCTGAAGAGTATGATTCAGAAGCTCTACTTGCTGCTCAAGAGGCGTTGACGGAAGCTAAGATGAAAATCGAAGCTGCAAAAAATTTCCGCCCAACCCCTTTACAAGTTAAAGAAAATGATGTACAAATACAACATACAGCTCCAGATGTACCTAGACCCGACGAAAAAACCTTGCGCTGGCAAGCCAAAAACCAGTGGTTCGGTTCTCCTGGGTACGAAGAGATGACGGCTTTTGCATTAGGCCTACATCAAAAACTGGTTGCCACGGGTTATGACCCGCGCAGTGAAGAATATTTCGAGAAAATTGACTCTCGCTTAAAGTCTGTGTTCCCTGATTTGCTTCAGGACGACGAACCAGCTAGCCGAAAAACCGGTGAACCTAGTAAAAAGCCAGCAACAGTAGTGGCTTCTGCTACCCGTTCAACGGGAGCAAAGAAAACTATCAAACTTACGGCAACCCAAGCAGCGCTCGCTGATAAGTTAGGTATCCCACGTGAATTGTATGCTAAGGAATTTTTAAAACAGGAGGCCCGTAATGGCTAATACTCGTAAAACACGCGATATCGAGACTCGCGAAAAAGACTCAACCCGTCCAATCTACCGCCCAGCGGCTACTCTACCTGATCCTACTCCAGAACCTGGATATAGTTTTAGATGGGTTGCTAAAGAGGTACTAGGACAGGCGAATCCAACCAACATGTCACAGAAATTCCGTGATGGCTGGGTTCCAGTTAAAGCTGTAGATCATCCCGAACTTATGATTGTGGGTGATCCAAATGGAAACGTTGAGATCGGTGGTTTGATCTTGTGCAAAATCTTAACTGAGCAACTCGAAGCACAAAAAGAGTACTACGAGAAGCAAGCACAAGACCAAATGAATTCGGTTGATAACCATTTCATGCGTAATAACGATGCACGTATGCCTTTATACAGTGAGCGTAAAAGTTCAGTAAGTAAGGGTGGCGGCTTCGGAAGCGGTACACGATAAATAATTTTTTAGGAGACCTTTATGTCTACAGTATCAAGTCCTTATGGACTAAAACCTGTTAGCCTAATTGGCGGTCAATCCTTTACTGGCGGCACAATCCGCGAGTATCTTTTGACCACAAATAACACCGCGCCAATTTACACTGGCGACTTGGTGCAATTAGGCGCATCTGCAGCTGGGCAACCAACTGTTGTAACTTCAACCCCAACAACTAGCTCTACTGGTATTGCTGGTGTTTGCGTTGGTGTTCGCTACCAGTTATCTGGTCAGCAACTCGGCTATCCTTTGTATGCAGAATATCTGCCTGCAAACGCTGTAACTGCCGGTTACACCAATATTTTCATTCGCGTAGTAGAAGATCCAGATCAACTGTACCAAGTACAGTCTTTGGGTTCTGTTGGCTATGGTTCTATCGGTAAGACTGTTGCTTTGGCAAACTTTACTGGTGGTACAAGCTCTACAACTGGTAATAGCACTTCTGGTAACTCAGTTGTTGCATTGTCAGCTACTATTGCTAACACAAACGCGCTTGCTGTTAAGATCGTTGATTTGGTTAACTCCAGCTCTACTTTCGGCGGCAATTTCCCATCTAACCCCGGTGACGCATATACCGATTGCATCGTTAAGTTGAACTTTGGCGTGCATCAGTACTATCAGTCCGCTGGTACATCTAACTAATAAAGGAGCTATAACATGGCTATTTCACGTTCACAGCTCTTAAAAGAGTTACTCCCAGGACTAAACGCGTTGTTCGGTTTAGAGTACAAACGCTATGGCGAAGAGCATAAAGAGATTTATGAGACCGAAGCCTCTGAGCGTTCATTCGAAGAAGAAACCAAACTGTCTGGCTTCTCGGCTGCTCCAGTCAAGAACGAAGGCGGCGCAATTTCTTATGACAATGCGCAAGAAGCTTTCACAGCTCGCTACTCACACGAAACCATTGCTTTGGGTTTCTCAATCACTGAAGAAGCGATTGAAGATAACTTGTATGACAGCTTGTCTGCTCGTTACACCAAAGCATTGGCTCGTGCTATGTCTTATACCAAGCAAGTTAAAGCAGCATCTGTATTGAACAACGGTTTTAGCTCAAGCTACCTCGGTGGCGACGGCGTTGCCCTGTTCTCTACAGCACACCCATTGGTTTCTGGTGGCACAAACAGCAATACTGCTGCTACCCCTGTAGACTTGAATGAGACTTCTTTGGAAGCCGCTACCATTCAAATCGCTGCATGGACCGATGAGCGTGGTCTGTTGATCGCTGCTAAACCACGTAAACTGGTAATCCCACCATCATTAATGTTCGTTGCAACTCGTTTGCTTGAGACTAACCTCCGTGTTGGCACCAACAACAACGATATCAACGCATTGAAGAATAATGGCACGATTCCAGAAGGTTACACAGTTAACCACTTCTTGACCGACGTAAACGCATGGTTCTTGTTAACCGACGTTCCAAACGGCTTGAAGCACTTCGAGCGTACACCTCTCCAGAATTCTATGGACGGTGACTTCGATACTGGTAACGTACGTTACAAATCCCGCGAGCGCTACTCGTTCGGCTGGTCCGATCCACTCGGAGCATGGGGATCAAGCGGTTCATTCTAATCTGAATGTACCCTAGTAAAAAACCCAGCTCACAAGGCTGGGTTTTTTCTTTCTTCATAATGGTGTATTCGGTGGCAGTTAGAGCACAGCACCACACATTTTTCTATCTCTTCCATAGCCCGTTTATACTGGCCGTCTTTGCTAAATTTGCTTACTATGGCATCTTTTTTAGTGGGGTCGGTATGATGAAAGTCTAATGCTGCTGGGTGCGAAAACCCACATTTTGCACATTTAAGTGTACGTTTAAATGTATCCCAATCTATGCGCTGTTGTTTCTTTTTTTCTGCGGTGCGTTTTTTTACTTCTTCTTGGTTTTTTAAATAGTGCTCACGGCTGTACTCCTTGTGCTTTTGCTTTTTTACGCTCTTGTCTTTGTATGGCATCTGCGTTTACCTTATATTTCCAGTAGATTGCATTGCGAAAAGACCAGGGCTGACCGGGCCGGTAGATTTTGAAACCCGCATTGATTAGCGAGTTGGCTGATGCTGGATTGTTTGTTGTATCGGTAATTAGCCAATTCCATCCTAGCTTTCGAGCTTGTTTGATTCGCGCCAGTATAAGACGTTTTTGTAGTCCGTGTCCAGTATATTCGTAAAGCACACCAGCTCTACATAAGTAACCTGTATCTGTCCATTTCTGTGAACGCGCAAGACCCGCAAAAGCAACTGGCTTGCCATCTTCTGTATAAGCAATCCACCAATGACCCCGATCCGGTTTGTATGGGCTGTCCGACGGCAAAATCTTTTTCTGCAGAAATAGCAACAGGGATTGAATCGCTTGATCTCTTGTGTCCACTTTTTTTATTGTGAATTTCATTACCCATTCTCCGCCCAATTATTTGCCTATTTCAGCCCATTTTACCCAAAAAATATGTTGCAAAAATTAAAAAAGATGTATACTTACGCTAACTGGGTGATTGCTTATACCGGACTGCCCCAGCAGACGATGCAACGATTGGTATAGGCTTACTTTGCATAGGACAATTTATTATGGCACGCGCTACCTTTGAAGGCCCAATTTTATCAGGCCCAAACCGTTTTTCTCCCCTACGCAACGTAGGTTATACTGATTTAGTTCAGTCAACATCTATTGTTTTAACCAATTCTACCAACGGTACAGCTGGCTATGCCGGTGGATCGGGTCAATTTGTTAACGGAAATACCGTTCCTAACGTAAACGCTACTGTTTACACCCCTTCTTCTAGCGTATACCCACCTGTAGCAGCTACTATTACTGCTGACTCTGGTACTGGCGGTTCTGGTACTTTGTACCGTGGCGTTGTATTTTACTTGCCATACGGCTCAGATATTAATGATTTCTTGATTGACACCAATGTAGCTATTACTGCTACTGGCGGCACAATCGGCACAGTAACTGCTAGCATTGGTAATGCGTTTAATACAACTACTTATGCTAACGTAGCTTCTATGAACGCTGCTACTGGCCGTAACACCGTTGCTTTAACTGGCGCTCAATTGCTTGCCCAAAACTCTACTACTGGTGATATCACTGTAAGCCCAGTCCAAGGCACAAGCCCATACTCATCATTGGCTTCCCAAGTTGTTGTTACTTTGACTATTCCTTACACAGGCGGTTCAGGTACAACTCTGCCAGTAATTACTGCAGGTACATTTACTTTTGCAGTTCGTTACACCCAGTTGGATACAAGTATTGGCAATGCAACAACTTACCCATACGGTAATTTTGACTAATTAATCCCGGGGGGACTTTGGTCCCCTTTTTAAAATTTAAGGAGATTAATTATGACAATGCAAACCGATGTATTATCGGCACACGTAAACGTAAGCAGTTTTGCCACAAACCCACAACGTACAAGACTTAGAGGGTTTTTTTGTGTACCTACAGGTACTGCTGGTACAGTTAATTTATGGGACAGCGCAACAGCACCGGTAACAACCGGAACCTATACTCGTTCAGGTAATACTGTAACTGTTTCTTTGACTGCTCATGGACTTGTAACTGGGCAATCTATAGGCATTGCTTATGGAGCAGGTACAGGCGGAACAGCTACCAACGGTAATTATGTAGTTACGGTAGTTAACGCAAATAGCTTTACAGTTCAAGATGTTAATTCTGGAACTATTACCGGTACAGGTTCTGCTGCTATTGCAACTAGATGGATTACTTCTTTTGATACAAGTGCTAGCACAGCAGCTATAATATCCGTGCTGTTGCCGGGTGAAGGCGCATTGGTATATAACCAAATTTATGCGCAACTATCTAACGTAACTGGTATTACACTTTTTTATGGCTAAGAAAAAAGGTGTTTCGCTTGCGGTTGGTCGCGGTGAAAAGTTGCCTGCATCTAAGGGCGCTGGGCTTACCGCCAAAGGTCGTGCTAAGTATAATGCGGCTACTGGCTCGCATTTAAAAGCTCCACAACCTGAAGGTGGTCCTAGAAAGAAATCTTTTTGCGCTAGAATGTCTGGTATGCCTGGACCAATGAAAGATGAGAACGGCAAACCAACTCGTAAAGCAGCTAGTTTAAGACGGTGGAAGTGCGGAACAAAATGAGTGACATTGATCCAATTTCAACGGCTAGAGAATTAGCTACACATGCTAACGATATTGAGCACTTGCAGGCTGACATGGACAAGATGGTAAAAGAGATGTCTGAAATTAAAACTGCTATTCAAGCCATTCAAAAAACTTTGGCTGAAGCTCATGGTGGTTGGAGATTGTTACTTGGTGTTGGCGGCGCTGCAGCTTTAATTGGTGCTATTATGGCTAATTTGTTTCAAGGATTCTGGAGTAAGTAATGAGTGATTTTACTAATTCAGCGGCATATAAACGATATCAAAGTATTCTTGATTTGCCGGATAACGGCAGCCAAGAAATGGCTAAAGCTAAAGAAGTTGCTAGAAATAAGTTAAGTGAACTTGGAACTTCACAAATGGCAAAACAAGCCGGCGTTGAAGATCCGTTCGCTAAAGCCACAAAAACTACTTCATCTC